GCCAATCAGGACGCTGTAACCGTTTCTCAGAGTGGTAGTTCAATGTTTCCAAGTTACCACGGATAACGATTGAACTACCACTCTGAGAAACGGTTACAGCGTCCTGATTGGCTTGAGATTGCTCTCTATTTACATCATCAGGTGCGGTAGTTAATTTGGCTGCTGTAACCTGAATTAAGGGTTTGAGCTATTACCAGAGTCATCGCCACTATCAGCAGGCTCGCCATCGGCACCAACAGCGCCATCATAACGGCCATCATAAGTAATGACACGACCAGTTACACCATCAAAGAAGAAGGTATCCATCTGACCCATGAGAGAAGTATCAACATAAGCGCAAATATTATTAGCTAACATAGCCTGTACGCCGACCTTACGATAAACCTGAATCTCACGGCTCCAGTCGCCACGATTGTGCTCTTCATCTACGAGTGTGCCACCCTCAAAAGCAATCATAACAGGCTTGCTATTGGCACCAGCGGGAATAATCCAGCAGTAACCAGGATCAATGACTTTACGCTCATTGGTCTCATCTTCAAAACCTTGCTCAAGAATGACAACCTTGGTTGACTTATAATTGGCAAGACGGCCAGTGCGCCATAACTCATCCTTCATGGCTTCGGTATAACGCCAAGCCTCTTGAGGAATCATACGGACAGCAAACTCATAAGTACAATAAATAGTAGGTGTGCCATAAGCAGAAGCGATTGCGATTAAACGATCAAACTCAGCCTCATCAAAGCCATTGGCAGCAACGCGATTGGCAGGTGGGAGCTGATTGATGGAAGCTTTAAGAGCATGAGCAACCTCTTTATAGATGAGCTCATCCATACCTTCCATAACAATACGTACTAACTCAGAGAAATCAACACGGCCATCAAGGAACTCTTCAAAGCCGATTTGAGCAGCACCGCCGATGGCGCTTGTACGTACTTCAAAAGCTTCCTCGTTCTTACCAAGCTTGAATACTTCATATACACCAGCAAGACCAACACGAGTGATGAATTGTTTTGCACGGTTATTGGAATTCAGCTTACGACGGAAAATGGGCTTATCACCCTGGGCAAATACTTTAACTTCTGCAAACTGATTATATTGCTCTATAACCTTCTTGGGAAGAACTTCATCCATTGTCTGCTCAATCAAACTAAAGATAGTGTTCTTATTCTCACGATAAAGAGCATATGTGCCAGCGAGCTCATTGAGCTCTTGACGAAGTGTTTCATTAATAGCTTCACTAGAAAGGTTCTCACCATTCCAGCTATAAGCTGTAGGAGCAGAAGGATCTGCTTTAGCAGCAACTTTCATGAGTTGCAATAATTGATTCTTTTCTAACATTTTCTTCTTCTCCTTTCTTTATTATTTAATTCTCATCAGCTTTACGCCGGGCTGATGATCGGGCATTGTATAAATCTTTACAACTTGCCATACGATAGAACCATCACCATCAACAGAAAGAATACCGTCTGCCTTACGAGGACTTAATTCGGCGCCAAGTTCAACATCTTCATCACCAATCATATTGGTTGTAAAGATATCGCCAACATGTGTTTTCATAACACGGGGAACCATTGAACTACCATTCTCTGGCATCATCTTTTCTTTATAGAGAGACTCAATGTGGAAAGGATCCTCATTATAATGAATCTCATACATATCAGGACCAGCAGTTACATCATCAAACTTATAGGTCTTAGCATTCTCGCCTTCGCCAAGAGTAATAGAATCATTACCCTCATTATCTACACCATTGTAGTAACGGGATTGCTTCTGCCATACTGTATCAGGATTGCCGTCACGGTCACCACCAAAGGGACTATAAACACGGGCCTGATAGTTATCACGAATCATTGCAAATTCGCAATCATCCTGATGATCACGATAGAGTTTAATCTCGTTCCAAACGAGCATCCACTCACCTTTACCCTCAAAATCTACTACCTCATTGAGATAGTCGTATTTTACGAACTGGCCATTCTCAAGCAATTTAATATCTTTCTGGGCGGGAAGCTGTGCATAGACTTCCTTTGTTGCCTGTGCGGAAAGATGGTTAGGCTCTACTTGACCGTAGCCATAGCCATGCTTCTGAATATAAGCAGCTTGGCTTTGAATATTCTTCTTTAAGAAATCACTAAGCATTTTATATCTTTTCCTCCTTGTTAAATATGACTATTTTTCGCAACTTCTTTAACCTTTTGGACCCACGCAGGCATCGCTTGGTCTTTAGTTACATTAATGCTATTTAAGTTAAATGTAGCAGGCTGACCAGCACTCTCATGATTGTCAAGATCAAAGCTTACCCTATTGCGAACACAAATAACACATAGTTTTGCTTCTATATCATCTAGACTATAAGTATCAATATGCTCAACGCAATCTTTCTTATCATCATCAGATAACATATAAAATTTATTAATTAACTCTTCTTTTTGCTGTCTTTCAACACCAAGTTTAAAAGAAGTTAATTCAGCATTAGCGGTTGTGAGCTGTGTAATCTGCTCTTGAAGTTGAGCAATTTGACTCTAAGCATTAGCAAACTGTGATTGTAATTCTATATATTCAGGAATATCATTTAAATTATAACTCACGGGTTGCTCTTCAGACTCAGGCTCTGGATCTTCAGTGGACGCAGGTTCTGGATCAGACACAGGAGCGGGTTCAGGATCCTCAGCAGGGGCTGGATCTTCTTCAGGCTCTGGATCTTCAGCAGGAGTTTCCTCTGCACGACGAGCATCTACATATGCGGCAACAGCTTCCTCAGAGAATTGAGGCTCCTCTGCTGGCACATAAGTAGCAGTCACTTCAACAAGTTCTGTCGCAGGGACAAAACCATTGGACTCATCAACCGAAAAGTCTAAACGGTAATACTTCAATGAGCTACGCTCTTGGAGCACCGCAAACTTCTGGTTATTTTCCTCAAAAATGCCGTCAACACGATAAAGGCTGCACCAATCATCATTGGGATCAGGCCATTGTTTTCTTACATAATCATATACGGCACTCCATAAGGAATCACCAATTTCAACAGCATAAGTGGTAAACACTGGTGTTCCTCCCTTATCAAGAATTTTTTTCATTTGTGCCATTAAACTAAATAGTTCATTTTTAAAACTATCATTTAATGCAAATTCAGTAGCAGCGGTAATCTATGCACCTTCAAAACATGGTGGAACATCACGTCCTAAAATACATAAATTCTCAATTATTGCTTCATTAATAATAAAAAATTGAGGTAATCCATTACTATCTTTTGTCCAACTTCCTTTTACAGAAGCGCTATTTAATTCCATCGATTGGTTATTACCATTATCAATAATACCTTGAGCTTCACTATATTGACCAGTCCACAAATAACCCTAAGTCATTAAATATTCGTGATCAACACCATCATCATTAAACCACTAAAACCAAACAGGCGCATTTATATCGCAAAAGCCATAAGGTTTAGTGTCTCTAGATAAAGTTAACTTACCATCCACAAATTCTAAAATACGATTATGTTGTTCAAAATCTTCTTTATCTTTATTATAATGACCTACAATTGGACTACCTGGTAGAGAAGCTGCAAGTTTTTTCCCCATTTCTTTAGTGATAATACTATTATTATTATTAGGACCATCCTAAACGTAACATACTTTAATATCACACTTAGAAATTAAAGGGTTGATAGAAGTAATATTTAATACTTCTATAGGCTTATCTAATGGAATACTATTAATCATTTCTTCTATCTCCCTTCATTATTTTTGTGACTCTAAATTTTGTATTGTTTTGTCACTTTTCTAATCATCTGGTTTAGTAGGACGACCTGCACCTTCTGATGAATTTTGTGTTTTGTTTGTATTAGTTTTATTTTTTGTGCCCAAAATATCTTCCCCATTCATTGTAGAACTCATAAGAGGAGGAATCATAATTTGTGGCAATTCAAGAGTTTCATTCTCAAAACGAGCTAAATTAAGAATAGAGCTTTGTGAATGACCAAGAGCAACCATTGGTAAGAATTTAGATTGACCATTAGCAGTTAAATCCTTATATTGTTTTGCTAACTCTTTATAGTTATATTGTGTAGTTTCTAAAAAGCAGAATCTAAAATCAAATTTTTTAGCACCATTCTTATGGTCAACTACATAATTAAAAAAGATATTAAATTGTAAAATTAAATTACGCATTGTATATTCATCATCTAAAATACTTTTCTCTAATGACATATTACCATCTGTATTAAATAAATTACGTGATACGCCAAGAGAATCATAAACAGTGCGCTCTACCTTCGCTAAGTCATCTACTGATGTTGTAGTATTTTTATCACTAATATCAATAGAATCTACATCAGCAAAGGTGGTAATAACATCAACGCCAATAGCTCTACGCAACATTTCAACAGTTGTATTGTGAATATCACGAGCTTCATCAACGTCAAAAATTAAATCACCATTTTTATCCATCGGCAACTTTTGCACAAGGATTTTTAATAGCTTCTACATCTACTTTTTGCGGTCTAAAGCTTGAGCCGCATCTAAATCAATGATAGATGGAATAGCATTAAAAAACACAGGAATATCATTATCATTAAGATTAAACTTAATTACCTTACCTGGGGATAATAAAAACCATCCATACTCTGTTCCTCTTGGATCGCCATCTAATTTACCAGCTTTATATAAAGCATAACCTTGCGCAAACTCTTCGGGAAACAGTTTAATTACTTTCAGACGATAAGCTGTATCAAGGAACTTTTCATCAAAAAATCGCATATTAAATTCTACGGCTGGCATATTGCCTACACTAAAACGCACACGACAATAATCGGGTGGTAATTCTTGTAGCAACATGCAATTTTTACCTTCTACAATGTAACCATAATAGCAGCCATGTTGGATTACACGTAAAGCAATTTGCCCGCATAGACGTTTAATATAAGTATTATCTAAATAAGATAACATCTTATTATATTCTTCAATAACCTTATCGGACTTAACTGATTTTTTAGTATTTTCAGGATAAATATACCAATCAAAACGATATAAATAAGCAAAATAATTACATACGGTTTGATAAATACCACTTGCCGCATAAAAATAATCAGAAATGGCACGCATTCTTGGATAATCCAAAGTAGCTAATGCTCTAATAATTTCTTCTTTACTAATATGAGGCATTTTAGGTGATGTAAAAGTTCCCAACTCCATAACCGCATCATCAACGGTCTTTAACCCAATTTTAATTTTACCATATTCAGTAACATCACCGGTTGGAGTAAAAGTTTCTTGTGCCATGTTAAAGCCTTTTTTATGGATAGCAGCTTGTTTTTCTTCTATATTATTCAAAACGCCACCTCCTTAATATCCAGCTTTATGAATTATATAATCATAAGTAATTAAATTTTCTTCATAGTATGGTATTTCTATTAATTTAATATTATGTAGCATACAAAAACGTCGTTTTTTTGCATCATTATATTGCTATTGGTAAAAACCACGTTTGCCGCCAAATTTACTACTTGGTTCATAATGCTATCTACCTTGATATTCAATTACAAAATCTAAATTTCCATCATCATCGAATATAGCAAAATCAAAACGTAAAGGACGCCCATTAGAACTACATAATCCAGGAAAAATATATTCTTCCTAAAACCGCATCCCCGCGTCCTCTAAGATTTCATGAATCTTAATTTCTCCACGAGAACTTAACATAGTAATGGCCTCCTTAATTTGAAAATAACATATCAGTAATTTTAAATTTTTTCTTCTTTTTCTTAGAATCTTCTTCTAGTTTTATATAATATAGACCATACTCAAATGCAGAAAATTTATCCTTACGGATACTTTTATTTGCTTGTTTTAAGATAATGTTTACACCTTCATTTTCTTCACGAAGGTTCATTATCTCCTCCTTTAATATGGAAGTTTGAGTAAATGGTTTTAAATATTCTGCCCTTTTTTCTGGTGTCATTTTTTGTCCAGCTTTTGTATTTAATAACTTACCTTTGGCTACACGCTCATCAATAAGCATTTTTACTTTACCGGCATTTAACTAAGTTTGCGCATTCGCATGAGCTTCAGAGTTAATAGGCGCATTACCTTTTAACAGGTACATGGCATCTTCTTCAGTTTCATTAGTTCGGAATTTTTTATACTCTTCAGCCGCATCATCCTAGGTGCCGCCATATACACCAAAATCTGGAAAGTGTTCATTAGTTTCTGGATCATCTTGAGATTTAACCATATAATCTACAAGACCAATACCTAAACCGTTAGCATCAATAACTAAGCGTCTAGCATGATATTTATAATATAAACGCTTTAATTTAATTGCCTAATCTTGAAAATGTACATCAGTCATAGTATACATATTCACTAATGATTTAATTGCTGGACCTGCGCTAGATGGTGTAACCTTAAATACACACACTACCGTATCGCATCCTTTACGACCCACATCAACACTTAATACATAATAAGAATGAGCAGACGAACGACCAGAATATTCATATTCTGGCTAATTCAATACGCGGCAATGGTCAAATGTATCACCATTGAAGAAAGCATTTTCAGCAGTGCCAGACCATTTAGATTCATACTCACGATCAAAAGAGGCTTCATTATATGTACCATCAGCTTTTAAATCTTGAATAAAAGTTTCATCCAATAATTTTACTAATACTGGAATACGCCAAGTACCGCCCATAATAAATGCTTTTTCGGGTTCTGTAACCATCCAGACCAATAACTGTATTAATTTATCATAAGCAAATGTGCCTTTCCAGCCTGCGGTAGTAACAAAAATCTAACTCTTATTTAAAGTTTCTGCTGGCTACATTGTGCCATCCATACATAAACGAGAAACGTTCATAGTTGGTATAATAACTTCACTTAATATTTTACCATCTACGCCAACACTTTCCTCAACTAACCCGCCGTGACGACGTTTACCTCTGCTTTTTTCACTAGCAGCAACATTATCAAAATAAGACCCATTTTTAAATACAAAAATACAATAATCCTTACTTTGACGAGTGCGGCCAGGTCGTCTATCTAATTCACGCGCGAGCGCGGGCACAAGAGCGCATAATTCCTCTACTTTTTCTTTTACAATATCAGCAGCTTGTTGTTTACCACCAGAAGTAACGAATAGTTTAGCACGTGGATATAAAATACAACGGCACATTAATACTAATACTGATAAGAATGATTTAGAATAAGCACGCGGGAAAACCATGTATACATATTTGTATCGCATGGCCACCCGCAAAAATACTCTTTGATAAAAATAAAAATGTAATCCACTATCTGGGATTTTTCCGTCAATGCCTGTTTGAAGAAAATCAATAAACATATCAGGATATTCTCTCCAATAGGCAATATAATTACGCAAGACGGGTTTTATGGCTTCAATGCGCTCCTCAGATAAACCAATCTTCTTTT